ACGGCCGGTGTGGCGGGCGCGCATGAGGGGTGGGTGGCGCCTCGCCAAGACTGGGGTGACGCACGATGCCATGCCACCGCCGGGATTTCTGGGGGGGTGTTATCGCCATTGCACAGCCCTTGTGCTATCTATAACGAGACGCACTTTCTTCAGATTGTTTCAGGCCAGTACTGCTTCGGCCAACCAGAAATTGCGTTCTGGTTTGTTTGGAACAAACCAGAGCGCAATTTCTCTTTGGCCGAGGCTGAATTGGCTTGGACCAATCAAGATAAAGTGGTTCGCGTTATTGATTGTCCAAGGTCTGAGCAAGGCCGAGAACACCCCACCCAAAAACCCGTCGCGGTTATGGCGTGGTCTGTCTCTAAGGTTTCGGGGCGGGTCCTAGACCCCTTCATGGGCTCCGGCACCACAGGCGTTGCCTGCGTCAATCTTAACCGAAAATTTATCGGTATCGAATTAGAACAAACCTACTTTGACATTGCCTGCCGACGTATCGAACAGGCTTACAAGCAACCAAGGCTGTTTGACGATAAGCCGCAGCCGAAACCAAAACAGGAGTCGATGCTATGAAACGGGTATTTTTCGCAGTATGTGAACTCGCCGCTGTCGTCGGCGGACTGGCGGCAATTGTCGCAGTGTTAATCGTTATTTCCGCGATGATGTGAAAAAAACTATTGACGGGGCAATTCTGGGCGTATAGATTAATTTCATCAGCAGGCAATCACGCCTCGCTGAACGCCTGGGAGGGCACTATGTTTTCTTCTTCTCTGAATCAAGCTTTCGAAGCTGCTACCCCACAAGCTTGCAAGGCGCTTATTGCAAGCGGCGTTAAGTTTGTGGTTGCTGTTGAAACAGCAGCTGGCGAATGGTTCCTCGCTCACGCTGAGGATCAATCCAACGCGAACAACATCGCCCATAACTGGGTTGATCTGATGAACGCTCGTGGAGCTTCTTTGTGGCGCTTGCTGGAAGATGGCCCAGCTAGCAAGCCGTTTGGCACGGTTTACGCTCAGTCCGATTGGGAGGGCTGAGGCGGCTTAATCGCCACCTTTACCCGTTGGGCCTGATCGTGTATCGTGGGGTTCCCAGAGATGGAGCCTCACGATATGTCAGACAAACCCGCAGGATATGTTTTCGGACGTCCAACGTCCTATCGCCCAGAGTACTGCGAGCGGGTGATTGAGCTGGGCAAGCTGGGCAAATCGTTGGTTCAGATCTCCTCTGCGCTCGACGTCACGAAGAAAACTCTTCATTCGTGGTGTGACGATCATCCAGACTTTCTAACCGCTATGGAGAAATCCCGCGCCTTTGCTCAGGCTCACTGGGAGGAACTGGGCTACGACGGCATGAAATCTAAGTCGATTGACGCCTCAATCTGGTCGCGCTCAATGGCCGCAAGGTTCCCGGCTGACTGGCGCGAATCCAAGCACCAAGAGGTTACTGGCGCTAATGGCGGGCCGGTTAATCATAGCTTGAAGATTGAGTTTGTGGACAATGGGAACCAAGGATAATTCATGGGACTGGCGACATTCGAAGACGCATTCAACCTTTTGTGCGGCGACAAGCTAGGCGAAGGAATTCATCGAAACGTTTTTGAATGCCGCATCCGTGACGATCTGGTTGTAAAGGTCGAAAAGGAAAACGATTGGCGCTTTTTCGCCAACGTTCATGAAATGAAATTTTGGGACGAATACCAAGGCAATTCGGCCATTGCGAAATGGCTTGCGCCTTGCGATTACCTCTCGCCAGACGGCAGGATCTTGCTCCAGAAGCGGGTTCGCATGGTCCAGCCAACGGACGCAGTGCCTGACACGCTGCCGCAATTTCTGACCGATATCAAACGCGGCAATTTTGGTTGGATCGGTGAGCAGCTTGTCGCGGTTGATTACGCAATCACCGACACCAACGCTTCGGTGCGGATGAAGAAGGCGGTCTGGGCTTGACGATCCAACTTCCCAAATGGTCCGAATGCCTGTTCGATGAATCGGCCAGGTACATCGCTGTCAAGGGCGGGCGCGGATCGGGGAAATCCAGATCGGTCGCCACGGCGCTGAATCTTAGGGCTGCGGCTAAACCGCTTCGGATTTTGTGTGTTCGTGAGATTCAGAAATCCATTCGTGATTCGTCTAAACGTCTGCTCGACGATGACGCAGAGCGCAATGGCCTCGCCGGATTTTACACATCGCTGGAGACCGAGATTAGGGGCGCGAACGGATCATTGTTTCTGTTCTCAGGGCTACGAAATAACGATTCACTGAAAAGCCTAGAGGGCATTGACGTGTGTTGGGTAGAAGAGGCGCAAAGCATATCGCGCACCTCGCTAGACACGCTGATTCCAACGATCCGCAAGCCGGGTTCGCAATTGATTTTCACTTGGAACCCAAAGCTAGAATCAGATCCTATTGAGGAAATGTTTAACCGTGCAGATCCGCCACCAAACACGCGGCTGCAAACTGTAAACTACGTAGACAATCCTTGGTTTCCCGACGTTCTGAAAAGTGAAGCCGATTACGACCTCAAACGAGACCCCGAGAAATATAACCACGTCTGGATGGGCGGCTATCTGCGGAACTCAGAATCGCGCGTGTTCCGCAACTGGACCGTCGAGGAATTCGAGGCACCGGCTGACGCGCTGTTCAGGCGGTTAGATGATGGTGGGGCCGAAGCCCCGTTGATGTTAGGCGTTGGGTGCCACTTTGTCTAAAACTGACCAGACTGTGGCAGATCGGGTAAATTTTGTGCAGTACAAAAGATTTAACATTTCCTGCCGTGTTTTGCCCTGATCTTTCATTTCGATGGCTTTTTTCATTAATTGAGTTTTGGTCATTTGATGCCCTCCCAGGCGTCTAAGTTTCAGTCTGGATACGTTAGCTCAGGCTCGTTTCTCCGTCAACAATTTCTTTCTGTATTCGTTCACGGCATCGACGATCAGCTTCGCCTCGTTTTCGTTGCCGACGACGCAGACCAGCCAACCCCGGCTGTCTCTGACGATGTAGTCATCCCATCTCAGTTGCTTTTCATAGGTCCACATGGTGATTTTCCCGTTTGTTTAATGATTTCAGTCTTCTAACGGTCTGAAAAACGACCGTAAGTCCAAACGTTAGAGAATTCGCCTTTAAAAACAAAGACCTAACGTTACTTACACTTCTTACACTTTTTTATTATTATTATAGAGAGAATTGGGTTTCGTCAGATTTTTTATCCCGTGTTTTTTCTCTATAGATACTATGTTTTCAGCGTTAGAGCGACAGTAACGTAAGTCTTTAATGTTTTCAATCGGTTGCTCCTAACGTTAGCTTACGTTCCTAACGCTTTTCCGGCTAAATCTGGACAAAAATCGCTCTGGCCTCCGATCCGGTGAATCCAAAATAAATCACGCCCGCGACTTTTGAGTTCGGCAACCGCCGTAAAATTTTCCCCCAATTCACGCTCCAAGGCGTCCCGCGCAACAGCCGCTTGATCCCATCAGCCGTGTTTGAGACGTAAATTCCGTCCGGTTCGACCTTGATGCCAAGCCGCGACAGCGCCTGTTTCGAGAATTCGTGAGCGTCATATTCCTGCCCTCGGCAGACCTCAACCAGCTCGCCAATGGCCTTTTTTGTGCCGCCTTTTTCCATCGGAACATCCACAATCTGCTGCATCAGGAAATCCAGCAAAGACCGCTCGTCGGACTGAGACTGGACCTCTTCGCGCTGCTCCGACATATCAAAATCGCGCAGCCATCCTTGGGCCTGTTCGAAGGAAACCAGACCATCGTTTGTAAGGCTCCACGCGCCCGCTAGAAGCGCCCCGATCTGATCGCCCGCCCGTTGCTCGCCTAGAACCGCCGTGGCCGCTGTGGCGAACGTGGCGCTGTTTGCCCGCACGTTTACCGCCTGATCAATCGCCCTGGCATAAAACCGAGTGATAAATTGTTCGGTCAGGACGCGCGATTCGGTCGCGAGGATATCCGCGAAGGCGTGTTTCTGACGGCTCGCCTTAAGTTCGATCACAGTCACACGGGATCGGTCTGACTGCTGGACCAGCGTTGCGTTGATCGACGAAAACGCGAAACACGACCTGATCTGGAACGATGCAGCCTGGCCGCTCACAGACCCCTTGGCGATCTTGCCGCCCGATTCCGAAGACGACTGGCGCACCAGCGCAAGAATTCTCTGTAGTCGATCTGTGGCCCGCGTGTCCTCACCCTCCGCCTCGTCAAACAGAACGGGTAAGGCGTCGTTCCGCAGGCTCTGGCGCACCCCTGCCTCGGTGGTCTCACCGACAACAAACAGGCAGTTATCGCCTAGAACCGGGCGGATCACCTTAGACATAACGTGTGTCTTGCCGGACCCCTTGGACCCGACAACCCATATGTGAGGTCGCCAGCCTAGGACGCCTCCGATATGAGCGCAGACCGTCCACCCCGCAATCAGGAGCGCGTCTAAATCGTTCTCCCAAGGCATCATCGTAACCAGATCGAGGAACCGCTTGGCCTCTGTGGCAGAAAGCGGATTGTCGATTTCGGCCCGCATTGGCAGGCCCTGCTCGTAGATAAACCGTGAGCGCACCGCGACGGGTTTGGTTGGTTTTTTATCGAGGTAAACGACGTCCCCCAGATGCAGGACGACCCGCCCGTCGTCGTACCAGGCACCGCGTCCTCGCAGCATATCCGGCGAGAAAATACCTTTAAGCTCGCAGCGCCGCATCATAGAATTCATCGCCAGATCCCAATTCGCGCCGGTCTTGCTAGGAAACTCGCGCTCCCAGTAATTCAGATCCGCGATGGAACAGAGGTTCGCCTTGGAGTGCTGGCTAGGGGTAAGAGCGACGACCTGTTGGGAGCCGTGGGCGAGGTAATAATAAATGCCGCCGTTAAAACCCATATGCTTGAAAGGCGCGTCATCGTGGGGAATTTCGGGGTTCAAGATCGCTAGAGATATCGCTAGAGCCGGTGCTTCGGCCTGAATAATCAGCCGTGCCAGGTCGGCCCGCGTTCCGCCGTTAGCGATCCAGTCAGCCACGTCACCCTTTGCCGGCAGATCAGGCAGGCGCACGATCCGAACGCGGCTAGCGCGGCCCGTGAGCGCCTCAGCGACGATTCTGGCGTGGTTCTCGCCCGGTTCGTCGTTGTCGGGCAGGATCACGACGTCGCGGCCTGCTAACGCTGCGGTGTAGTTTTCCTGCCACTTACCAGCGCCGCCGGGGTTACAGGTCGCGACGATCCCGATTTTAGCGAGCGCGATGACGTCCTTCTCACCCTCGACGACACAGACCAGCTTGTCGGTCGCGTAAACGGACGGCAGGTTAAATAGGATTCGCTCAGACGCAGGCACCGACCACGACCAGCCGCCCGCACCGTCTGGGCGACGTTGGCGAAAATCCTTCGGCTCATAACGCACGACCTGCAGCTTGATCTCGCCAGTCTCAGGATCGACATAATCATAGGTCGCGACGATGGTTTTTTTAACACGTTCGGTCTGACGTGTTAACGGAATCGGTTTTTCGTTAACGTGTTCAGGCCAGAGGTTCCGCCGTTTCAAGGCGTCGATCACCGCAGCCTGATCGCAACCAGCATGGCAGCGGACTAGGATTTTCCCGTCATCCCCGTCACTGATCGAAAGCGACGGGGATTTGTCGTTATGTGCTGGGCAGCACGCGGAAAAGCCTGTTTGTGTGCGCGTATGCCTCCCCAGGCCAACCGCGATTTGCTCAGCATTCATTTTTGAGTGTCCCGTAATTTGTGTAGTTGATTAAGCCTAGGTGCCGGTGGTTTGGTCCTGCCAGTTTCCCAGTTCCCAAGGGTCTGCACCGTAACACCGATTTCGTTGGCGAATACGATTTTTGTTTTATCGCCGCACAGGGTTTTTAGATCGTCGGGGGTCATGGTCGATTCCCGCCGATCCGTGTCAACCATCGGTTTACACTGTCATGATAAGCGATGGTGGCGGTTTCCAGCGCGTCCATAGCCTGAATATTCGCCTCCCGCGCCGCGTCGTAAACGGCCCTAGCGGTTTTCCACGTTTCCACATAATCAGAGACGGGTTGATACCCGGCTTCGGTGGCGGCGGCGTCCCATTGTTGTTGGTCGGTCATGCGAAGTTCCCCTGAAGCAAAATTATAACCGCAGCCACGAATCCAAAACATGCGCCGCGATAAGCCTCGACCTTATCGTTAACGTCTCGGCCCTGTTCAGCGCACGCCCCGTTATAGACCGCGAGAAACGTGGCTGCGAAAACCCAAACGCTGAGTAAAACGAATGCCAGCGCCCACACGATCAGCGGCGAACCGATACAGACCAGCATCGCCGGGAAGATCAGGCAGTGCCGCCGGATTGTGCCGTTAATCTCTGCGTCGGTGATCGGTGCGAGAGACCCGCCAAACAGTTTCCATTTGGGTTCTCGCCAGACAACCCAGCCGGTTAGGATCGCGCCGACGCGCCAGTCAAGAAACCAAGCGATCAGAATTACGGGTAATACATAATAAATCGGCCTCCCTCGAAACGTCGAGCGCCAGCCCATACCGCCGCCGCACCAGCGGTCTAGGATTGCGAATAGGGGGATTAAAAGAAGGTAGATCATCGATTGCTTAATCCTAAAATGAGTTCAGCACGCTCAAAGGGAGTAATCGGGGTATAGTTTAGCTTCCCGTTTTCATACGAAACCCAGTGCCCAGCTATATAACGGCGCTCTTGCATTTCTAAGGTTATTTTTACTAAGTCTCCGGTCGAAAGAAGAGCGTCAATGCACAAATCTTTGGGGTTGTCTTCAAGACGCACTACGCGGATATTTTCATATTTGTCGCTCATCCCTCCCCCTCCTTGGGCTGTAGGGCGGCGCGGGCAAAGTATTTGATAGCGCCGTGGCTTGGCGGGTAATCCGCCTCACAATCATCTGCTATGGTTTTCAACGCCTCCCGCAGCCGCTCGATCTCCGCCGCCTGAGACGCGATGGTGGCTTGAAACTGCTCGACGGTTTGGAAGACTTGCCCCTGCGCCCAAAGATCGTTGCCGCCTAGGGTCTTCACCTCAGTTCCAATTCGGTCGTTAGTCATCTACTTTTCCTCCGGCTGGGTGATGATGGCGTGGTGGGTGATGTCGTGCCAATCCCGATACCCGGCAGAACCCGCCTGAAAAGCCGCCGTTTGCGGGCCTTTCGGCTTGGTCTCTGCGGCGGCGAGGGCGCGGCCTCGTTTGATACCTGCGTAAACAAGTTCATTAATCTCATCCCAATTCTCTGCAATTCTTTTCGCCTCCGCGATATCAGGATCAACCGCCACTGGCGGCGTCCAGCCCTGCGCGATCAGGGCGCTGCGTTCCTCGTTCGTCATACCGCAAAACCCTTCTCTTTCGCCAAACAAACAACCTGTTCAGCGTTTAAAATTCCCTTGCCGTCAACGTTCCAAAACCCCTTGCCGTGGTTCGCCAGGCCGCGCTTGTCGCCCCAAGTGCCGCTCTTGCCGACAAAAAGCTGAATGTCGCAGCGATGCACGTTTGAGAAATACCGGCGCAAATACTCAGAGGCTTTACCGGCGCTGGACCAGTCAACGGCTCGGCTGACGTTTGGTTGCCAGACGTGGCGGTAAACGCTCTTGATTGTCGATGGCCGCTTCTTTACGGTTTGCAGCCGATCATACCGGCCCAGAGGCTGGACGCCTGTTTCCTTGATCCAGCGATCAACAACGGTTTTTGATATGCCGTAATGGCTGTAAAGATCCTTGCGGATCTTGGTCGGCGCGACCGTGGCCCAGTCAGCCGGGACCGGGATTTTTACGCCTAGGTATTGGTTGCCATTCATGACCGCTCCTAAAAGTTCCAAGGAATAATGGGATTGCGGCTGTGCGGGTTGGCGTTGCGATCCGCAATAATGCGGTTGGCCTCGCGCTTACCTGCCACGGGAATGATCTCAATCCAGCGACGGTCTCCGCCTGCGCGAATGGCAATTTCTAGCGTCGCGGAACGGCGCGCGGTCTTGTTATAGAAATGGCCTTCGTAAACGTCTTTATCGTTCAACATTTCATAATCCTCCAAATGCGCCCTCCGCGCCCCGAGAATATGAAAAATTTATCAGTCTATTGCAAGTGTTTTTTTCGCATCATCCGGCGATTTTACAATTCCAGCAAATCCGCCAGCTTCAGTGACGCGAGCACAGAAATTCTTCTGCCCCGCCGTGGCGCGTCCGGTTTTGGATTTTACCTCTAGCGCCGCGAAGACAGCGACGGTCTGGCCCACCATTTCAGGGGTAATTGTGAGGGACCGCCAACCGATCAGGTCAGACGATCCCTCACATAGGCCCGCGTGAAGAATGCGAGCGTTTCGAATTACAACGTCCGCCGGACTGACTGTCACGGTTTGAATGCTATTCGGACGGTAAACCTCACCAACCCAAGCCTGAGCGACGTTGTTTCTAAACATCGTAGCCTTACCCGAAATCGCCAATCTGATTTCGTTTTGGATTCGGTGTTCGGACATTACAGTTTATTCCGTGCGATCATACGTTCACCGAAAAATACGATTTTCTCAGCGTCATAGATTTCTGTGGCGCGAGGTTTCCCCCGGCCTTGACGCAGCGCCGCGATCCGCCAAGCGGCTTTGAAAGCGTTTGCTACGTCGTACTCCATCCGCAACGCTTCAATAATATCGTTGCATTCGGCCATGTATGGCGCACCGCCTGATGTTGGGTTGGAAACGGCGACCCTGTAATAATCATTCGAGCCGCCGCTGATTTCCTCTGACATATTACCCCCCGTTAGAACGGAATCTCATCATCAGATACCGGCAACGCAGCGCGAGCCGCCGGACGCGCCGCCTGATCGTCGTTCGGCTTAAACAGCGAACACAGGATATTATCCCGCTCGGCATTACCCGGAACGCCCGCCGGATTAAACGTGCGCTTCAGCATCAGGTACGGCCCATTGTCGCCGTCCATCATCACGCCGATATTTTCGTAGCGGTTTTTGGTCGCCCCGGTCTTGTCGGTGTAAGATCCAGTCTTCACCGCGACGTCATACATCTTACTAGCCATGCTTCATCATCCTCGCTTTATGAACGTGTTTAGCCCAGCCTTCAGGGTTTTTGTGGCCCCGTGATCGACCAAGCGCGATTAAATCTTCCAATGTTTTAGCTGAACCCTGCTCCCTCTTTTTCTGTTTTAACACGATATCGGCTGATATCTCAACCAATTCTCCATCGACCTGTTCGATCTTACGCGCCTCGGTGACGTAGACGTGGCCGCATTCTGGGCAAGCTGGGGCCGGAGCGTGAACCGCGTAACACGACATGCACTGTTTGATAGGCAGCACGTCCGCCGACTTTGAGCGTTTGCCCCGTGGCGGCGCGTCTAGGCTCCACTCGCGGATCTGATTAGGCAGACCGTGCCGCAGACCGTTCCCGGCATGGTCCAGAATAACCGCGTGGTCCTTGCCGTCTGCCGTTCGCAGCGCCCGGCCGACTTGTTGCAGATACAGCCCCGTGGATTGCGTCGGTCTCAATAATATCACCGCCTCAATCGACGGGACGTCAAACCCCTCACCGAACAGATCCACGTTTGAAATCACGGTTATACGGCCCTGTTCGAAATCCCTTAAAACGGAATCGCGCCTTACCCGATCCGTCTTACCGTCCAGATGCTCGGCCCGATATCCCGCCGCCTGAAACTGGGCAACAACGTGCTCGCTGTGCTGGATGTTCGTTGCGAAAACGATGGCGCGTTTGCCACGGCACAAACGCTCGTAATGTGAAATTGCGTCACCCGTTAAAGCAGGTTTGTCCATAGTTTCTGACATGGCTTTGTTGTCATAATCGCCCGCTACGGACCTTACGTTCGTCATATCTGGCGACGATGGCGCATAGAATTTAAATGGCGACAGAAATCCGTTCTCGATCAGCCAGGCGGTCGTCGGCCCCTCAACCATAGTGTCGAACCACTCACCCAGCCCGCGCCCGTCTAGGCGGCATGGCGTGGCGGTTAAGCCTATGTGCACCACGTCTGGATACGCCGAGAATATGTCAGACCATGATTTAGACGCGATGTGGTGGCATTCGTCCCAAACTATCATATTGGGAGGTTCTGTCTGGCCCAGCCGATTTTTCAGCGTCTGGATTCCGGCGATCTGGACCAGCGCCCGCCGATCTGGCGTGAAGCCCGCGCCTATAATCCCGTGGTCTATGCCGACTTTTTGAAACGTTCTTGACGACTGCGTGATCAGCTCGCGCCGATGGACGACAAACCATGCACGGCGATTCCTCGCGGCTGCGGTGCCAAGCATATAGGCGGCGAGCGCAGTCTTGCCCGCTCCGGTCGGCGCGACCATGAGAACCGTTTTGCGTTTATCCGCGATGGCAGATCGTGCTTGGTCGATTAGGTTGGTTTGGTAGTCTCGTAATGTGAATGTCATTTCCACCTCCCAGTGTCCCCACAAATTACCCGCCCGAAATTATTTTGCAAGTTCTATTTGACAGGAACGGGTTAGCGCGGTATCCAATAGGCGTCTTGGAGGGACAAATCATGAAACATAGGGTTGAAATTAAGCACCGTTACTCAGACGCGGTTTTGTGGTCTGGAGAGGTTGATGCGCGGGAAGACGTGACGCAAAACCGATTGTTAGGGCTGGCCGTATTGTCAGCAATTAAATCCGGTTCCGATTTGAGCTGGGCCGATCTTGGCGGTGTGGATTTGAGCAGAGCTGATTTAAGCCGGGTTAATTTATGCCAGGCCAATTTGAGTGAAGCCAATCTAAATCAAGCCATTTTGGTCGGGGCTGATCTTACTGGTGTGAATCTTCGCAATGCGGATTTGCACGGAGCCATCATGTACGGAACGCGACTGAAGCGAGCCAAATTCACCAACGCTGTTTTGAGGGCGCAATCATGAAAGACGGAATTTATCACAATATCTCGAACGACGATTATCATGCAGGACCCGGAATTAGCGCCAGCGGCTTGAAGCTGATCGCCAACCGTTCGCCGCTGCATTATTGGTCAGCGTATCTCGACCCTAAGCGTGAGGCACGGAAAACAACGCCGTCGATGCTGCTCGGCTCTGCGATTCACTCGGCGGTTCTGGAACCCGATCTGTTCCGCGATCAGTACATGGTCGCGCCCGACGTTGACCGGCGGACTAAGGAGGGCAAGATGCTTTATGAAACGGCCCTTGGTATCGCCTCGGAGAACGGCTCAACACTGCTCAGTTCTGACGACTATCTGACTGCGATTAAGATCCAGGAATCCTGCCGCCGTCACCCGCTCGCCCGCCGTATTTTCGAAGACGGCAAGGCGGAACAATCCGTGTTCTGGACGGACCCTGAAACTGGCGTTTTGTGCAAATGCCGCCCCGATTGGCTGTTAGGCGGCGAGAATCCGGCGATATTGGACCTGAAGTCCACCGAAGACGCTAGCGCCGAAGCGTTTACTCGGTCGTCCTATAATTATCAGTATCATCTACAGGCCGCTTGGTACCTCGACGGGGTAGAGCACGCCTTGGGCCTGAAGCCCGATGCGTTCATGTTTCTGGCCCATGAGAAATCCGCACCGTTCGCAAGCGCCTATTATTTCGCCGACGATGCCATGATTGAGGCAGGCCGGATCGCGTACCGCAAGGCTCTTAAAGTTTACGCCGAGTGCCTGAATAGTAATAAATGGCCGGGTTATGCCCCGCAGTTGCAGCCGTTGGGGTTGCCTCGCTGGGCTAAGGTGGAGTCGGACGATGCAGCCTGAAATCGGTAAATATTACGTTTTCACGTTCGCCAACGCCGGTCTAATCGGTCGCTGCATTGGCGTTCAAAATTCCGCCGTGTTTTTTAAAACGTGGCTTGGAATTGTCCAGCGCGACACATCGTTTGACCGCATGGCTGAGACGCCTAAGCCGTCGCTATTCACCCGTTTGCTTAAGAGGATTTAGAAATGGATGATCATGAATACGGCCCCAAGGGTCACATCATTGACGCCTTTAACGCACACCTTAAGGGCATGGGGCGAGATGATTGGGAGCAAATTTTTAACGGATGGCTTTGCTCCGATGACGCCTATGTGAAACACGCGGCAGCAATGGCCGGGGGCGTCGCAAGAATAGCAACAAGCAGTATGAATTGGTTTTACGCGGCAGATAAAGCAAGAGAAATTACAAAAGACGCTGTGGTTAAGGGCGAAACGGATATTGCGGGAGATGCCGTTGTGAGATTTGCAATGTATGCCGTTGACGAAATATTGGCGTCCGACCTATTTCGCAGCCGAAACCAGCCCTTCTATTTCCTGCCCATGTTCGGCTTTGCCGATGAAACCAAAATCCCCGTTAAGGAACCAGCAGCATGAACCTTCCCACCACCTACCAAATCCCCGACCTAGAACGCATGGCCCGCGCCTTCTCAGCGTCGAAATTGTTCGGGGTAACAACGCCAGAGCAAGCCCTTGCCCTGTGCCTGATCGCGCAATCTGAAAACAGGCACCCAGCGAGCGCGGCGCAGGATTATCACATCATCAACGGTCGGCCCGCCAAGAAAGCCGAATCCATGCTGCGAGACTTCATCGCCAGCGGCGGTTCGGTCGAATGGCACGGTCTGGACGATACGAAGGCAGATGCGACGTTCTCGCATCCCAGCGGCGGTACGGTTCGGATCTCGTGGGATATGGCCCGCGCGTCAAAGGCCGGTATCAATAACCCGATGGGGAAAAAGTACCCTTGCCAGAT